TAGGAAAGGAGAAAACAAATGAGGTACTTACTTATCATACTATTACTCTCTGCCTGTGGCAGGGAGCACTTACCCCCTATCGGTGATACTGGCAGTAATGACGCCACATCTGAGGGTATCACTATGATTAAAGTAGCTTGTAGGCAGGACTATGGGAATACCTATTTCCGGTACATAGCTATCATTTATCCTAACGGGGATAGTGATGTGTACTGTGGTTTAAACTGGCTTGGGGAGAATAGATTATATCTTAGTAATGAGCATCACTGGGCCAGGGAGAATGCCTGCACTCTGCAAAGATCCCCCACCTCTTATTGGGCCTTTACCAGAAATGGCGCGGATATGAAAGCTGAGCATGTGGGTGGCGTGGCTGAAGAAGATCCTGGTAGTAATCCGCCCATTATGATACCCGCTGAGTTTACTTTCCAAAACTGCACCACAGAATCATGGGATGATGAGTATTGGTATAATAGGTATTATCCCTTTAATGAGCATTTACTATAGGGGGTATAAAGTGGCGGCACCCAAAACTGTTAAGAATCTGCTTAATGAATGCCTTGACCTGGCTTATAAAGAGGATATAGATGATGGCCTGCGTTTAGCTAAGATAATAGGCCGATTACACACCCTTTACTTCTGGGCACACGGAACTAATTCGATTTCCAGGCTGCTATCAAATCTTAAAATAGTAGATGGCGAATTAGAGAAAAAAGCTAAACACAGGCGGCGGAAAAAATGAAGCGTGATAGAGACATACACTTTAAGATAAACCGGGCAGAGCAGGATGATATGATAGAGGCTCTAAAGATATTGAATCACCAACTTAAGGCTATGGGCTGCCCGCCCATTACTAGCTATCATAAAGGCTGGTATCATCTGGCTCTGCTTGGTATCAAAAAACTACGTGAAGGGGCCAACCGGGGTAGGTCCGTCACCCCCTAGTCTTTCATGTATTTGAAAACCAGATTCACAAAAGCCTGCATTCTGGCTAAATAATCCTGGGCTATTAATTTGGCAAGCGCTATAAGCCATCTCTCTCCCAAATCCAGCTTAGGATCTTCTAGGGCACTATCCCTCAGTGCCTGTTTGGCCAAGTCTTTCAATAATCTGCTTTGATCCTTCGGCATTTGGATAACCTTTCCTAATCAGATAACCCTCAAACTGAGTATGGCTAGTAGTAAAAGGAGCCCATATAACACTATCACTAGAAAAAAGGGTTTGAGGTTCGCCCAATATTTCATTGATGCGGAGACAAATAACCTTAAGCTCATCAGGATATAGTGGTCTAGTCTCATCATGATCTAGCACCTCAATTCCTGCCAAATCTTTTGGCTCTATAATCACTTCTTTTTACCTCTGTATACGGGCTTACAGTCTAAAATCAAATGTGATTCTGGATACTGCTCATATTTCATTTTAACCAGATCTTTCATCTCCTGGGTATTAAGTTTTTCTATGCGCTTTCTCTCACATGGGCATATGGGCTCTGAACAGTAATGGCACAGTGTCCAAGTACACTCTGCCTCTTGTGTTTTGGATTTGGCAAATACCATAAGGCTAAAGAGCACAGCTAAAATGGCTAGTAGCCATACAGCGCCATCAATGTGTGCGGCTATTTTTTTCATCGGCTAACTCCTTAGCAGCGCTTTCCATTTCCTGCCACCACTCGGAAAAATGTGTCAGTATCTCAAACATGAGATCTTTAGCAGGGTCTTCCCATATAATCTCTGAAAACTTTTTAGGATCGGGCCTGCCACGCTTGACTAGTATGTGCATACCACCCACATAATTTTTACTCTGCATAGCTCTGATTACTTCTTCTTTTGTCATTTTTTAATTCTGCTTCTCCAAAGCCTAAAGCCATATTTTAATATTTTAATCCGTATCTGTATTTTGGCAGCGGCAGCATCAGCGGCAGCATAAGCAGCATCAGCGGCATAAACGGCAGCAGCAGCGGCATAAGCGGCATAAGCGGCAGCATAAGCGGCATAAGCGGCATAAGCGGCAGCATAAGCAGCATAAGCAGCATCAGCGGCAGCATAAGCAGCAGCAGCGGCAGCATAAGCAGCATAAGCAGCATCAGCGGCAGCATAAGCAGCAGCTCTATTCTTTTTAGTGTTTCTTTTTAATACTTTTTTGGCTGAGGCTATTGCCCGCCCTGGAATTTTATTTTCGGGATATTTTTTCTCATAAATATTCAAAACCTGCTCTGCCGCATAAATGGCATATTGTAGTTTTTGTTTTTTGTTTAATAGCCTGACTATTATCCAGTTGCCCCATCCGAGCCTTTCTTTCTTTCTAAAGCCTTCTTTAAATAAAGCTTCTATATCTTTATTAGGCTGGGTCTCAAGCCAATCAATGGCAGATTGACATGCGCCTTGTTTTTTGAGCCATTTGCCAGTTAGAGTTTTCATTTTTTAAATTCCTGTATATGACTGCATAATTCATCAAACTGCCTCACAGTCAATTCATTAAGGCTTGTACAGCCGCAAAGGCTGCTCATAGCATCCTGTACCTCTGCCATATCCCAGCCATATTTCTGGGCTACCTCAAGTATAGTTTGGGCTCTTTCTTTAAGCATCTCTTGATCTTCTTCAGCAGGACCTTGCTGCCTCAAAGCCAGCACCCTATCTATTTGAGCCATAAATTTTAAAGCGTATTGGGATCTTTGTGGCTGCTCATGTAACCACTGCCTCATGCTAGCTAAGTCCTTACTCTCTATTTCTTGAAACTTTTTGCCTCTATATTTTTTCCCAAATTCAATCACCCATTCTTCTGGATTATCTCCCTCATCTACAGGCTGAGAATCTACTGCTTGTGGGGCTGGCTCTTGTGGTGTGCTCTGTGCCATTTCCTCTGCTGAATATAGGCCACTGGTCTCGGTGGGAAATGCTTTTCTAAGGGCTAGGCTCTCTGCACATTTGGCTAGCATTACCTCTGGCATCTTGGCCCACATAAACATGGGAGCCCCTTGCTTATCTGTTTGCACATAGCTATCCCACTTGGCTACACAGCACAGAGGCTCTTTAAAACCTTTCTTGTATACACCTACTTTAGCAGCTAATGGTGGGGCTTTTTCTAGCCACACATCTACCCACGCACCATCAGCACCACACCATACCGCATCTGTTTGGCCTTCATATTTCCCAGATCTTTCTGCCAAAAGTCTTAAGCCATCTACAGATACCTGGATCTGCATTTCCTCTTTTCTGGTTTTAGAATTCCAGCGCTTAATGGCATATATCTGCCTAGAGAAGGGATCTAGCCCGGTGCGTTGACATTGGTTTAGAAAAAGCTTTAACTCATCAGGACTAGCCCCACGACAAATTTGCGTCCTGATAAGGTCAAGCTGATCTTGAGTAAACGGAATAGGCTTTGACTGATCTATTTTTTCTGGTAGTTTTGTGCTTGTAGACATTTTTTGTCTTTCCTTTTGTTTTCTCCGTGGCCCTAGATTTTTCTAGGGCCTTTTTTATTTTAATGATTTCTTTATTAAGGGCTTGTCTGCAGATTTGAGATACTGGCAGGTTATATTTCTGACACTCAGATCTAAAAGATGGACGTACCCAAAAACCCATATATGCAGTATGCTGCTCTGTGCTATACATGGGCTGGATCTTATAAATGGTTTATAAGATAGTCAACTATTTAGTTATCAGATCTCCCGGTCTCTAGCCAGCCATCTCCTGACCTGTAAATTTGAGTAATACAGTCATGATCTCCAGGTATCCAGGCAGCAGATAACTTGTGGTTTGATACATCTAATAATTCCCCGGCATTGGCCCCTGTCCAGCACATAGTAACCTCATGCCCCTCAACATATGTACCACCGCCAAAGTTGAAAGTCCTATTAGCAGCCACAGCATCATCAGAGCTAATCTCAATAAATGAGGTGTCTGATACGTCAAGTTGAGTATTATCTGCTGTAAGGTTTACCTGGCTCATAGCTTTAATAATCCTTTGAAAGCCACGGCCATCAACTTTAATTCTGCCATAATCCCCAGAGGCAGCCCCAGTGCCGGGTTTTAAATAAACATCGCCACCATCACCACCAGCGCCATCAAGATTATTTATGCCTTGAAGCACTACATCACCAGGTTTACTTGGCTGGTTAACGTCGATACCTTTTACACCGTCTGGTAAAAGCACTACACCACCGCCCACTGATACCTCATCAATAAAGTGAGCTTCTTGATATCTGCCGCTAGTGCGGGAAATGCCGATCTGGGGCGGGTTTGTTTCAGATCCACCCCAGCCCGTATATACCAAACCATCACTGCCATAGGCATATTTATTAATCGGGTCAAGGTAAATAGTAGTTTGATATCTGCCGCCACCACCAGCACCTAACATTAGCCAAACAGTTGCCGGTGTAATTACTCCTGGTTGATTGGCATCCCATGGGCCATAGCCGAGATAGATATCAGATACTCTTTGGCCTTTATATCGCACTCTTAAACCATGATAAGCACCGGCTGGTGCCGGATTCCACTTACCCACAAATTCCCATAAAGAGGGCTCTGCAGCATCATCTGCCATAAACCTAATAGAGTTATCATCATCTCCCGGGAGAATAGACCAGTCTCTAGCCAGCTTAAATATAGTGGGGCCTTTGCCACCAGTTTGGATAGTCTCAAACCACACGGCCCATCCGGGGTAAGCGCCACCACTCCAATTAAGGGCAAAGCTTGTGGTCTGCATCTCTACTAAATCCTGGCCCTTAAGATCTCCGGTATAAGTAAAAGTCCAGCCGCTTGGGGGGGTAGCATCTGTAAGGCTACCACTTACTGTGATATTGCCTGAGCCAATATTAGATAAAGCTTCAAGGGCTGCCTGAACTGTGGCTGCATCATCATTCCAATTTAGGGTAGCGGTGTCTTGTCCGCTATATCTTAGCTTGTAAGTACCTGAGGTGGCTGCATAGGCCAGGTAAAAAAACTGCTTCTCTGATGTGGTATCTCCAGGGGTAAAGGTAATCTCATCACCTGATAATTGCCCAATAGGTCCACTAACGCCAAGAAAGCCAGAGCCATGGGCGGTTAGCCCAAAAAGCATTAAAGCTAAAAATAGATATTTCATATTACCCCCCTTACCAAACCCGGCACTGGAAATATCCGGTATTAACTACCCCAGATACACCCCTCATAAAGACTTTATTAGCTAATGCGTGCATATCTAGGCAGGTACCTGTGCCATTAGCATAGCGCCAATCATCACCACAGGCAGCAGCCCCATTTGCCCTAAGACAAATATAAATATCTGCCCCTGTTCTGTTTTCACAGCATATGCTATTAGCCCTAACACCGCTCATTAGCTCTGATCCAGCATCAGCATAATTAGCTGGGATGGCAGTAACCGTGGCATCTCTGATAGCAGTTTGTCCAGCATAGGCAATGCCAGACAATAGTAATAAAGCGATTAAAACTCTCATTTTTTACCCCCTATAGGAAAGCACTTTATCCCTTTTTAATATGCCTAACCAGCTTTAATAACCGCCTGGCACGCAGCCATGGGAATAACACAAAGCGTCTAGCTTTGAGTCTCTCTAATTTGGCCTTAACCACTACCATGGCATACTCTTGAATCTCTCTTTCTAAAACGTGTAATTCCATATTACCCCCCTTTAGATATAGAATAGCACGGGCCAGTACACCAATGCACTGGCCCGCTAGTCTCCCATTCATCCACCCTTTAAGAGTTAGCACAATTATCACACAATCTCTCAAACCCAGGATCATCTAAATCTTTGATGCTACATGTTAACCAGTAATGGTTATGGCATCTGTCACAAGAGACTATGGTGCGGATCATATTTCTCTTAGATTGGCCTGTACGGTGTTCTTTAGCCCCGAGTGAGCCCAGCACCCTATTCACATTCTTTTGAAAGCACAGGAGCGAATGTGACTGCTTTAAAAACCATTCATCACTCATGCCAAGATACTCTGTGATGAGATCCATGGCCCGATCTGGCTTTAAGGCTTTCACAGCCCATCTGGTAATCTCGGCATCCTTGTCTGTGGTATATGGCTCAGCCTTATATCTAGCTTCAAACTCAGTTTTATAGTGACTGAGTAATTTTTCCCCATTCCTGTGTAATTCTACCTCATACATCTGATACATTTGTTTTCTCCTTTGACGCGGTGTGTATCACCTTACTGTCCCTTGTTTTGACTTGACACAATATCCCGTAGTATAACGGGGTTAGTACGGGTGCCGAATACCCTAACGGGTAACTCTCGATTGGGTCTAGCCACTGTCTCGGTTAGGCCCTTTCTTTTTCTATATGTCTCTGCCTATAGAATCATCCTCATTCTCTATTAGAAAGATTGAGAGAGCCGGGAGATGGGAGAGTGCTAACGCTCTCCTTCTCCCCGGCTCTCTCTCTTTAAACTAACAAAAGACTATAAACCTTTGTGGGCACACCTCACTCACTACGGGGGGTATGTGAACACTGCGTTATCAAGGATGGCATAGGTGCACTAGCCAAAGCTAGTAGCCAAGTATTAGCTCGGTGTCCTTAATTACTCTCCTAATGGATTTCCAAAAGGCTCTGCCTCTCCCCTTGCGGGTAACCCCCATGCTGTCTGAAACCACGCCTTGCTTTTGAAGACTAGTACGTGGTGCCATTTGTTCCCCTGTTACTATGGAGTGTCATGCAATATCATAACCTCTCATAAGATTTTACTTGATAACACGCGGCGTGAATGGTGAAATGAATTCACCTAAGCCTAGAAAAAATTGTAAGCCCCTGTGAGTGACAGTCAATAGGATCTCATAGGGGCTTTAACTTTTTCCCTATTTTTGATCAGGGAAATTCCCCGGCCTTTGCCGATAAAACTTGACACCTCAAATCATACAGGCTCATAGGTAGCTAGGAAATCAGCATCAGACATTTTAAAAAGATTGCTGCCATCCCATATTAACCACTCACCCTCTGCTAATTTAAAAAATTGCTCTGTATCAAGGGCCCCTACCTGCCTAAAGAAAATATTATCTGTTTCACTGACTTGGGCAGTAGGATCAAAGGAAATTGTTAGCTGGGCTAGCCAGGTTTTTATATCATTTGGTTTGCCTGCACCATATTTCTTAGCTTCTACTGTCTCTGTGATTCTTTTATATTGAGCCATTTAACCCCCTATGCGGTGTGATGGTAATAAATCCTATTTCCCAGTATCATATTACTAGCATCTAACGATCTGCAATATCCCAAGCCAAACCACTAAATACAATGAATACTTATCCTGTAATATTTGTGCCTGATGTGCATGCCCAATGGCCACACTGGCCTAGTATCAAATGCCTGCTGAATATTATTCCCCAGGTACATGCCAAGGAAATAGTATTTTTGGGTGACTTTTTTGATGTGTACTCCTTATCTCGATATCGGAAAAACCCACAAAAAGCCTACGCCCTTTTTGATCAAGAGGTGCGTCCTTGTACCGATTTACTCCATACTATAGTAGCAGCCTCAAAATGTCGGAAAGTCACTTTCCTAGAGGGTAACCATGAACAGAGAATCTTAAAGTATATAGAAGAAAAATGCCCGGCCTTTATCAATTACCTAAAGCCCCGTGACATACTCGGCATTGATCCTAAATGGCGCTATATACCATATGGCCAGGGGGGCTATTACAAGATCCGTGATCTCATAGTCACTAATATGATCCAGAAATATCACGCAGATGTGCTGTTTGGGCATACTCATAGAGTACAGATCTACACTACCCGCACATGGGATGGGAAAGTGCTCAAAGCCTATAACATTGGCTGGCTTGGAGATTTTAAAAAAGCCGCTCCCTATGTAGAGGATGTGCCTGATTGGTGCCATGCCTTTGCCATTGGATGGTTTTATCATGGGGGTTACACAATACAGATAGTAAACATTGATAAAGGAAAGGCAGTCTTTAATGGCGAGCTATACAGTCAAAAAAGATAAGTGGCTGGTAGAGGTAGACTTTTATGATCATAGCCAATGTGGGGGCTCTAATCTTTTACCTATGAAGTGCAGGATATGGGGCATTCTATGGGCTGAGGCTGAGCACTATCTGCACATACTTACTTGGTGTACTAATGGCAATCCAGATGATGATAATAGTGAGAGCTATTGTGTCTTTAAGCCCGCCATACTCAAGATTAAAAAGCTGGTTAAGATAAAAGAGATTTAATCCGCCACATGCTCAGCTACCTCTGCCATCTGCTCTTTAGACATAGTAAAGGTTACTTGCTGGGCCAATTCAGCATCTCTAGATAAACACTGTATGCATATTACCTGGGCATCTAATCTTATCCTGGTTTTATTGGTGGCTGGGCTTACCCATAAATCTTGGTTACATCTTGAGCAGGGAATTCTCACACTGCC